TCATTTCCTTTTTGCTTTCCAAGAAGATTGTCCCCCGTGAATCAGGCTTCATCATAGGCGAAATCAAGTCCGTCTTCAAGAACCTGTCGTTGGGGATACTAGCAGATTTCAGCCATTCTCGCATATCTCCCCACATCTGGGCTCGCATATTACCGTACATGATCGGGTTTTTGGACTTATTTCCAAAGTTTATGCCCTTGACCTTGTACCGTTGCTCTTTGAGCCTGTCCACAATGCCCGCGCCCAGGCCGCCTTCGTCGATCACGACCAGCGCAGGCTTGAATTCATCAATCGCTTCGATCACATAGCCGACCACCGTCATGGTGTCGTCGCCTCTGTGGCGCATGATCTTGACAATATCTCGCCCTTGCCTGACCGCAATGACCGTAGCGTCCGCGCCAAACCGCGCTGGGTCTACGCCGATCACAATTGGCGCCGATTGATCCTTGTACTTGGGCCGGGCCATGGCGTCGTCCACAATATCAGCGCCGATGAACTGATCATCGCCTGCACTTGGGAACATGCCGTAAACCTCAACGTGCGCTTGGGAAGAATCAGGCCCATATTCGTCAATGATTCGGTTGTAAACCGCTTTGTCGGTGCCCTCGACCGTCCTGGCGTCCACAATTCGGGTGCGCCAAAACGCCCGTTTGCTGTTGAAAGCCTCGTAAAAGTACCCGGTGTTGCGCCGGGGGTTGGAAAACGCCAGCCAGAAGCGGTTTGGCGTGTTTTCTGTGAAAAAACCGCCTGTCACCGCCCAGATCGAGTCGTCAATACCCGACGCTTCGTCAAAAACCACCAGCACACCGTCAAAGTTGTGGACACCAGCGTAAGCGTCGGGATTCTCCGCTGACCACAGCCGCCCTTCCACGCCCCAGTAGCGCGTGCCTTTCTTCAAATCCCGCTCGACCAGCTCAGTCAGCCACTTGGCCGGCATCACTCTGGTGGCGCTGACTTCAAACCAGTGCGAGTTGATGGCCATCGCCAGCCACTTGGTAATCTCGGCCCAAGTGATTGACCTGAGCTGGGACTCGGAGTTGGCCGATATGATGGTCGTTGACCCGATCCTGGTGGCCAGCATCCAGATCGTGATCCAACTCACCAGCGCCGACTTGCCAATACCCCGGCCAGATGAGATGGCTTCTTGCAAAACATCAAAGTCAGTCTTGCCTTGGTTTAGTTTGATGTGCTCGGCAATGTCCAGCAGCACCTCGCGCTGCCATTTGCGGGGCCCGCTGAAGTGCTCCAGCGGCGTGCCCTTGACGCCCCAGGGAAAAGCAAACATCACAAACGCTAACGGGTTGTCCTTGATCGCCGGGCTCCACAGCCGGGCCATCAGCTCTTGTTCGTCTTCAGCGCTGTACTTGGTGCTCTGCATTAACGCCCTAAATTGATGTTTACTGGCCGGCCATAACCGGGGGGTATCTTTTCACCGGCATAGTCGCGGATTAAGCCATACGGCCCCAACGCGCCGTAGTCGCCCGTTCTGGCCTCTTGCATTGCACCTTCTTGCGGCGGGTTGAAATCGTAGGTATCTTGAACCACTAAATTACCTTTGGCATCGCGTACATAGCGGAATCGTCCCAAAGTCGTCTGGACGTTACCCAGCGGATCACCCATAGAAAACAAACTGGGTGACGTAGACGCTGGGATTTGGTTGCGCGCACGCATTGCTTTTGCCAGCGTGTGATAGTCTTCATACTGAATATTGCCTGCGTTGCCGCCTTTTAGCAGAATCATTTCGCGTATTGCGGCCAACTCTTCGGGCGAAAAGTTACCTTCAGTTATGGGGTCGCGGACGCCTTGCGCGGTTTCTAGTAACGTGCGTGCGCTGGTAGGAAACCTATGCGCAGGCAAGCGCTGCACCACAAAGTCAACCAAACGATTGACGCCGGTAACTTCTGGTGCAAGTTTATTTGTCGGCTGCGGCATAGTGTTTTACCTTGTGTTCTAAGGTTGGACTTGGCTCATGGGCGATGACGTCGATGACGCGGGACTCAGCGTCGCGCAGCGCCTGGGTGACTGAGATGCGTTGATCAACATCAATGGTGATGGATTGTTTGGCCACCCAGCCGTGGACATTTTGCAGGATTGCCAACGCCGCCTTGGCGTCGCCCTCGCGCGCTGCTTTGTGCAAACACTGCGACATTTCCAACTCAGCGTCTGCCTTGCCTTTGAGCGCCGCCATTTCCGCAATTGGGTCAAGCTGCACCAATTGCCGGTACTCGGAAGGCAACATGCCAGAGGCCAGCGCCAACGCATCACCTTTTAGCCCCAGCTTGGCGGCTTCGTAGATGCGAGTTAAGCGCGCCTCAGTCGCTTCGACCTTGCGCGGTGCAAAAGGTAGGCTTTCGAACATGGCCTGAATATAACAAAAATTTTTAAAAAAATCTGTGGGTCGTGTGGGCAATGTGGGCAATAAAAAATTTTGTTTGCGGCCCCTCCGCTTCCGTGACCTTCGGCGCTCGGCCCTACCCGGGGGCCCTCAGCCGAAAGCAAAATGCCACGCGGCCACCAGCCGGTAACCTTACAGAATCTTACATTGTAGTACTTTAGTGGGGGGCAATGTGGGCATTGCTTACATTACCTACAGGATGCGGGCTTGGGGCTTTCGCCATGCGCCATACACGTTTGAGCGTCAAAATGTAGGCAAGTCGAATTGCCTACATTTTTTCCCTTTTAAATCATAGGCTTAGCGCAAAAAACCGGTTTTGTAGGTAATCTTTTTGGGAATTTCAGTCGCAGCCAAAACGGAGGGGGCTGGTGGCTGAAAGCGTCCGCATATCATCCAACCTTACAGCTACCTTACAATAATTATGATTTTGTCAACACATTAAAAAACCATTACCTACATTACCTACAAACCCCATTTCTCCCTCTGTAGCCATGTAAGCAATTCACCCCTTTTCGCATTGCTTACACACTACCCACGCATTGCCTACAATTGAATACCCTACTTGCACAAAGGGTCAATATTCACATGGGTTGACAAGTGCAAGGCAATCCCTTACATTATCAACACCGCGCGATCTTGCGCGGCTACAGTAAAGGCAAACACCATGAAATTCGCATTTATCCCCAAAGCCACCTACACAATCGGTCAAATTATCCAAGTGCATGGCAAGCCCATGCGCGTTGAAAGCTACACACACACGGGCAAAAACGTAACCGTGCACACGCTAGAGGGTGCACCTAAGTTTGAGCGCATTGTTTGCGTGTGCACTGACAGCCGCGCCATTGAGGGAATAACAGCATGAAAACCAAACTCTTGGACATCTTGGGCGCGGTTTTCTTCGCCATGTGCGTATTTTTACCTTTTCTTTTTTGGAAATTCTGACCATGAAACACACCATCTGTTACGCTTATCCCACCTCTGACCTCGCCAACAAAGTTGGCAAGCATGGCTACATCGTCAACGATGCGCACCAGTTTGATGAATACCTGGATGCGCTCGCCTACGCTCAAACCCTTGGCACTGAGCCCGATCGTTGGTCAATCGATCACCCCAAAAACGCTACGTTTTTAAAAGATGCGCAACGCTTGAAAGCCCATCATTCCCGCATCTGACAGTGCAACCTATTGCATCCATTGGGTGCAATCGGGTGACTTGTCACCAATTCAATCAACTTCACTGGAGTACACGATATGAACCGCGTAACTGAAAAGCAACTACAAGCCGTAGTTGATCGCTTGAACCGCATCACCAATTCGCCCATGTCGCCATACCTTGGCAGCAAAGCCCAGCCCGGCAACTACCATTTGAGCCATGCCTATGGCGGCATATGCTTGCATCGTATGGTCAATGAGGGCGGCGGCGTATCTTCGCCCTTGTCAACTGGGCATATCCCAAAACGCGAATTGTTGAATTTAATGCACGCCTACATCAGCGGGATTAATGAGGTGACAGCATGAAAACCTACCAAATAACACTTGTATACACCGCGTATGTGCATTATGAGATTGAGGCCGAAAGCGAAGCGGCAGCGGAGCGAGAGGCTTGGCAACGTGTAGACGCGGATTGTGGTGAATGTACGCAGTATGGCGAATGGGAAACATCTGACATTGAGGAGGTGACAGCATGAGCGACGCCATGACCGAAGCCTACATTGAGGCCATATATTTCACTGAGACGGGCGACGATGGGCAGCCGGAGCCCGACGCGCCCTTAAGCCCTGACACCAAGCTAGAGGCCTGGAGCGCGTGTCACCGCCTGCGCTTGGCCTGCTCAGGTGAGATTGACCTTAGCCAATACGATCAAACGCAACTAGGCCATGATTTATGGCTGACCCGTAACGGGCACGGTGCCGGGTTTTGGGATAAACCCGAAATATATGGCGCGGACAATGCCCGCATCTTGACGCTCATGGCCCGCACCATGGGTGAACATAACGCTGAATTTGGAGAGTAAACCATGCAAACTGTAAAAATTGGAAAAACTACATACCGCACGCATCGCGCGGACATTTTTGGCCACCACGCCAAAGCTACCGGTAAGCATAAGCCGGTCAAGTCCAAGGGCGCGGAAAAACGCCTATACCCTCCCATGGGGGCCAGCATGAGCACCGCCGAATATGTGACCGCGTATGAAATGCTTAACGCGGGGAAACACCTCACCGCGTGGGGCTGGCAGCCTTTGAGCACCACACCCACGGTGCCCGCCGGCGAAGATGCGGCCTGGGTTGAATAGCATGGCTTTAATGTGCGCGGTGATTCTCGCCGCTATACTTGCCCTACTGCTCGACCTTTAAGCAGTTGCCAAGAGTTTAAAGGGCCCCTAATCGGGGTCCTTTTTTTATGTCTCAACCAAAGCCCGGAGGTCTGATTTTGAGGTCGCCAACATATCGGGAGCGCAGAATATGTGCTTTCGGGTTGAATGGGCGCGGGAGGCCAACCGCCCGCAATCAACCCATCCGGCTTCTTTGAGAGCGTGCAAAAGAGCAGCGGGGACAATCTTGGTGCCTACGGGTTGCGCTTGGCCTTGCAGGCGGTCGCAAAGGCCATGGAAGGGGGAACCCACCACGCCCCGCGCAAACTCGCCCACGCGGCGGCGCATTTGATCGAGCAGCCAGGATTCCGCGCCGCTCATGCCGTGCTCGACCATGATGGCCTTGGCCTCGGTCATGGGAGGCGGGGCGTTTGGATTCCACGCGGACACATCGCGGGTGTGGAGGTAATGGGCCACGGCCTCAAACCCGCCCCGGTGTTGATACCAATTCCACAAGCTCACCGCCTGAGCTTCCGGGAGCTTGGGGGCATCTGACCAAAGACAAAACCACCGGCGGTCTTCGCTGGGAATTGAGATGGCGGCGCGTTCATTTGAAAAGGCGATCACGAAGACGCGATTGAGGGCCATGTAAGGGTGAAGCCCTTTTCGGTTGACCGGCAGCAACTCAGGGGGCGCGGCGATGATGGGCTTGAGGGTGTTCTCTAGCGCCCTGCGGTCTTTGGCCTCGGCTTGCCTGAGCTCGGCGATCTCCATCACCTCGCACTCGAGCGCGTAACCCCACTGAGAGGTCAACTCTTCATTCTTGACCAATGAACAATTGACCTTGGCCTTGCCGCCAATTGCCCAAAAGAAGGGGGCAAACAAGGTATCTTTGCCGCTGCCATGGTTGCCGCCCATGAGGATGGCGTGGTTGATCTTGTGGGCGGGGAACTGCACCTTATGGGCCAAGGCATTCAAAAGGTGCTCACGCTCGAAGGGCTCAGGAATCATGCGCTCCAAGTGGCGCATCCACAAGGAAACATCGCCCGCGACGGGCTCCGGGCGGGCATTGCGCCATCGGTTGCCATAGACCTGACCATCACGGGCGACCAGCACCGTCTCGCCTGCGGCGTAGGTAATGCCTACCAATGCCTTGCCGCCCTTAGCTTGACGGTGCTCATCGAAGGCGTAGGACGCCTCGACCCGGCGTTTATTGTTATGCACTGAGATGCACTTGATATGCCGGTACAAGGCGTTAAACGTGCCCCGCGACAACTCACGCCGGTCAAGCATATCAAAGTAGCTGTCATCGGTTTGGATGTATGCGAACCTGTCCCACCACTCAGCCATCTGGATGCGGCCCAATTCCTTGCGCTCCACCTCAGCGACAACACGGGCAGCCTCGTTTGGATAATCAGGCGTAGGCGCAATCTTACTTAAAGCTGACTCCATGGCCTGGGTGAGCAGCTCCTCACGCAAGCCGGGGTTATGAGCGGGGCCACCTTGGTTGGCGACCCACGTCAGGAAGGCGCGGGAGTCGAAGTCCACGCAATGCGAGTGCAGGCAGCAATAGGCGCGGTTTGCGGGCATGTAGCGGCCCTCTGGGTTGCCGTCGGTATGCTCGGCGCTGTTGGGGCAAATGACGCCCGCCCAGCCCTCGCCGTTGGGCTTGGACAGCAGCAAGCCCTGGCCACTGAGCCACGCCATGACGTCATCGGCGCCATCATCGGACAGTCGAATGGGGCGCAGGGTGAGCGAGTCGGGTTCCACTGGTGTGACACCCAAGGCGGCGCAGATACCATCTAGTGTGTATTCGCGCTCTGGGTGAAACTCCACCAGGCGCGCGGCGAAGTTGTCGCGGCCTGGCTTTAGATTCACACTGCCGGGCAAACGGAAGTTGCGCACCGGGTTACAGGCGCCGGGGTCGGTGTAACCCGCCTCGGCGATGGCCTTGATGGCCGCGCTGAACTCGGCCTTGGTCGGCTGGTCGCTGAAGGCGTAGCCCCACTGAAATGAGCCGGGGGACGTCTCCATGATCCAGGTCGGCTCAAGCGGGGGCGTCTTGGACTTGGTGCCGATGTCGTCGAGCATCATCACCAAGATGTATTCACAGTTGGCAGCGGACGCTGACACGCGGCCATCGGTGAATCGGTCAATGATGAAGCTGGCCGTGTTGGCGTACCATGCCTGCCCCTCTCGGGTGCCTTTGCTGGGCAGGTACGCGGGCCAGGTGCATTTGACCGCCCCGTCGGCGTGGAGTTGTATCTCGCCGTCTTTTAACTGTGGTTTTTGGCGCACAATAAGCGCTGTCTCGCCACTTGGGGCCAATTTTGTGATAAATTCCAGGAATTCCAAAACTTCTCTCCTTTAAGAGCCCGCCTGCCAGCGGGCTTTTTATTTGCCGTATCTCGACATGATCGCCACTTCTGCGTCAAGGGGCAAGCCCTTGGCCCACTCGGGCGGCGTACACATCACTTCTTTCAATCGCACGGCCATCTCCTCTGGCCGGTCGGTTTCCAACACCACCTCGTCATGGACGTGGAGCACCACGTCATCGAGCTGGCGCAGGGTATGGCGTAGCAAATCATTGGCGGTGGCCTGGGTGATATTCTCACACGCCAAGCCTTTCCAAAGCCTTGCACGCGGCCATTCTTTTGCGTCTGCTGCTGGTTTCCAAGCGGCTTTGGCGTAGGTCACACCATCGGCGTCTAGCTTGGCAAACGGGTAGCAGAGCACTCGAGCGGAGGGCAGAGCGTACCAGAGATGCTGGCCGTCGAACATATAGGTGACCCGCCCCGCGCTGAATTCAAAGCCCTTGTTGCGCATGGCGCGGGTGTAGGCTTCTTCAAGCTGCTGCCAGTAAGGCACAGACCAAGGGTTTGCCCTGCGCCATGCGTCAACCATGCGCTTGGATTCAAACTCAGTGAGCTGCACGCCATAGGCGCGGCCCATGGCCGCAAAGGCACCCACGCCACCGGCAAAGCCGCAGGCGAGCTCTTGCACCTTGCCGATCTGGCGTTGGTCTTTGGTCACATCAGCCACGGACACGCCAAAGGTGGCGGCAGCGTTGACCTTGTACACGTCCTCGCCCTTGGCAAAGATGGCCAACTTGTCGTCCCCACGGCCTGAGAGCCAAGGGTTGGCGCGGGCCTCGATGGCGGCCCAATCGGCCACGACCAAGGACTTGCCGGGCGCTGGGATCAATGCGGGCCTGAGCATCCCCTTGAGGACATCAGTAACGCGCTTTCCAAATCGAGGAACAATTGAATGGCCTCTGACCATTGCAACTCTAACGTCTTCGGGCGATTCGGCGCACTTGCGAGTGAAATTGTGAACCTGGGCTCCATAGCTTGACGCTCGGCCTGTGGCGCTGCCGCCTGCGAATACAAACGCGCCTCGAACCCGGTTGTCCTCGACATCTGCCAGGCTTGCAAGGCGGCTGAACTTCGCAACCGACGACGCCCAGAGGTCATCGGCGCATTGAATGACTTCTTGAACATCTGGTGGGACATCCTCACAGTTTAAAAGATTCGCTCTGACGGTTTTGTCGATGCTGTACTTCATCTCGCCGTCTTTGTAGGTTTCCATGAGCTTGAGAGCCTGCGGCCCCACGCGCTCAATCACCCACTGGCGCATCTTGGGAGAGCGCACGCTGGTGATGGCGCCTTCGGTGACCTCGGCCACGATCTGCTCGATCTCGACCAACTCGTCGCTGGCGTACTTGATGGCCGCCTTGCACAGGGGCACATCGACCAAAACGCCCCGGTCGTTGATGCGCTCGTTGACGTGGTAGTCGGCCAACTCATCTGCTGACAGTGGCCGCAGCGCCTTGCTGATCGAGCGCATGGCACGGACGTCTTGTTCGCAATAGCGGATCATCTCGGCCATCAGCTCAGGGTCTTGCCTGAATGTGCCATCGGCCTGTGGGACGGACAGCAAGCGGATCAACTGTGAGCCGCGATGGTCTTTCTTCATAGACGCGCCGGCAAAGCGGCCAACGTCTTCAAGCGAACCCGGCGCGCAGTTGGCGCGGGCTTGGGCTGCGGTGCAATAGAACTGCTCCAGATCAAAGTTGATCTGCAACACATACCAAAAAATCAAACGCTCAAAAGCGGCGTTGTGGGCGTAGATCAAGCCCTTGTGATTGCGCACGCTCGCGGGAAATGGTTGATCAGGTGTCCAAGTCTGGACGTCATCATCATCAAAAGCCCACGACATACACAGCACGTCGGTCGATGGGTCTTGCGCGTAGTTGTAAACGCCCGCGACTTTTAGGTCGCAGGCGCTACGGGTTTCAAAGTCAACCCAAAGAGTCATCAGGCAGACCGACGACGACGGCCAGCGGGTGCAGGCGCAGGTGCTTCTTCAGCCACCTCGGGCTCACCGTCCATGCTGACCCATTCGACAATATCAAACACGGGCGTGTAGATTTTGCCGTAGCTCTTGTGGGCGTAGTGATCCTTTTTGAGTTTCACAATCGCCACCGGCTTTGTTTGGTCTTTTTCAACCTGCTCTGCCAAAGCCACTGCCAAGGTCTGCACAGCGCGTTTGCCGCCCACTGACGTGGTGGTGTACCGCGCTTCCATGCCCTTGTCTTCACCGCTGATGCACTTGAGGCTCATGCCCACTTGTGTCTCCCAGCCTTTTTTAGCGCCAGGGGGCGCTTCATCAAGCTCGGGCAACGGTTGGGACACCGACGCCATTTTCTCGGCCAACACTTCACCGTCGCCCCAGGCGATGAAGCCGTGGACAAAGCTGAAAGGATTGATGGCCCAAGTGGAGTCGTCTTCCACTTCGGTTTGATCGGCACCGAAAACCCAGTGGCCAGTTTTATCCATTTTGAGGATGACTGTGCCGGCTGGGCCAACGTCTGCTTGGATCGCGCGCAAAGCGGTCGAGAGGGTGGAGACTGCGGGCAAGCCCGCTTGAGAGAACGCTACTAAATTGGACATTTCTGTTCCTTATTGAAGTTTAGAAAGGGCAGCAGTGAGTTGCTTCCCAATTTGAATCACCTCGGGGCGTGGATCATCCGCGCTTGCCAAGGTGTTACCCGAACTGACGGCGACGACCAGATCATCGGGCAAGGTTTGCTTGCGCTTTTTGAGCGCCTTCTCAGCCTTGGCCGGTGAAATGATTGATGTCTCCATCACCTCAGATTCTGTAAGACCGAACGCAAACAGGGCGACTTTGGCCTTGTCTTCGTCAGTCCATTGTCTGATGGCGCGCTTGGCCACCAGCTTGTAATCGGGCAGTTTAGCACCGCTGTCGAGCATCTGAAGGGCCAGCGCGCGCAGGTCAGCAATCCATTGCTCCAGCATATCGGCGTTCTTCAGATACGCGCTGATCTGGGGCGCGTCCAAGGCGTCGATAGACGTTTTCAAGGCCCGGTCAACAGCGCCGGTCATCTGTGGGCAGATGGGCTTGGCCGCACACCAGCGGCAGTGGTCGCCGGTCTTGAGTTGAGCGTCTGGCTTTTGCGCCAGCTTAACGGCTTGCACCAACTGCAACTCAAACTCAGCGATGCGCTTAGGCGTGGTCACCCAGCGCTTGACTACCGGTGGCTGCACGATCACGCATTCGATTTCATCGACGCCTTCAAAGGCCCATTTGGCGGCTTCAGTGCGCATGGACGCGGCGGCGTAGAACATCAGTTGAGGGTTTTCTTCTACCTCGACAGCAACGCCATCACCAAATTTCCAATCCAGTACCACAGCGCGATTGCCAACACGGCCAATAAGATCAGTAGACCCAAACACACCAGGTAGCAGGTCACCAAAGCCAACGCGAGTTTCAGCTTCAATCTCCATCTCCTTGGTCGGGTCAATGACGTCAAGCGCCGCCAAGGCGGGCTTTAACTTATTGTCGATCAAATCTTGGGTCAGCACTTGGTCTTCGTACTTGGTGCCCAAGTAATGCTCTGGCGGGTTGTCGCTCATCACAATGTCGGCGATGACGTTGTGAAGCAGCGTGCCCTCATCGGCGTATTTGTTGCTGGGCTGGGGCGGCATCTTTTGCACCAAGGCCACGGAGCCTGGGCAATTGATGACGCGCTTGGCGGTCGAGCCGCCGACGATGTTACTGTGCTGCATCTGGTGTTTCCTCTTTGGTGAATTTGATTTCGCCACGGTAAGTGTAGGTATTGATCTCTACTGTGTTGAACACATCGCCAAACTTGGCCTGCGCCCATTCCAAGAGAATTTTCTCTGCTTCGGTGATGGTGATTTTCAGTTCCATTTGACTCTCCTTTAGTTGATGAGGCGTTCAGTGTAGCATGAAAAATAAAAGTGTGCTAAACTTTTTGACATGAAAGAATCAGAAGTCGAAAAATATTTTTGCTGGACTGTGGAACGCATGGGCGGCAAGACGTGGAAGTTCACCAGCCCAGGGCGGCGCGGTGTGGCTGACAGGATCGCTTGTTTGCCTGATGGCACTACATGGTTTGTGGAGTTGAAAACAAAAGGCGGCAGGTTGTCGGCCTTGCAGAAAATTTTTATGTCGGACATGGCACTGTTAAACCAGCGCTATGCGTGTTTGTGGACTAAGGAGCAGATTGATGGATGGGTTAAAAGCGTTAGCTGAAGCAGCAGGATTGCGATGGAGCGAAACAACTTTTGTATGGACGTCGCCGACCGAAACAAATTTATATCCAGAAGGTGTTAGCCAAGAAGCGTTGCAAGCATTTGCTAACGCAGTTCGTTTTGAAGCGGCTGAAGAAGCGTGGAAAGAACTCGTTAAGAACCAGGTAGGTTGGGAACTTAGAAAAGCAGTAACGGATGCTATCCATGCAAAAGATGATACTTAGACCCTATCAAGAGCAGGCCGCTGACTTCTTGTACGAGCACGACCGCGCCATGGTGCTGGCGCCAGTGGGTGCGGGCAAGACGGCCATCACGCTGACGGCTATGGACGCCATGATCAAAGACGGCCACGTCAAGCGCTGGTTGGTGGTTGCACCCAAGCGCGTTTGCACCGACGTGTGGCCCATCGAAGCGCTCAAGTGGAGCAAGCACTTGAAGCTGGCCATTGCAGTGGGCACGCCCAAGCAACGCAACGATGCGTTTAACAGCGACGCCAACGTGATTGTCATCAACTACGACAACTTGCAGTGGTTGGCCGATGTGTGTGGTGTGACGGACGACGGCCTGCCAGTAGACGGGCTGGTGTTTGACGAGCTCACCAAGCTCAAGAATCCATCAGGCGCGCGCTTTAAAGCGTTTGACAAGGTCATCAAAGACGTGCCCATTCGCTGGGGCTTGACCGGCAGCTTCACCAGCAATGGCTTGGAGGACGTGTTCGGCCAATGCAAGATCATCGACCTGAGCCTGCTGGGCCGCTCCAAAGGCGCGTTCATGCAGCAGTACTTCGTGCTGGTCAACAAAGACTTTGGCGAGTGGGCGCCACGGGTTGGGTCGCTGGCCAAGGTCATGGACAAGATCAAGCCGGCGACGTATGTGTTGGAACCAGGCGAGTACAAGGACAAGCTGCCCCCGCTGCACGTTGTCGAGGTGCGCTGCGACCTGAGCGACCGCAAGCCCTACGAGAAGATGAAGGCTGACTTCGTGGTGGAGTTCCCCGACGCCAAGGCCATTGCGGCCAACGGGGGCGTGGTGACCGGCAAGCTGCAACAAATGGCCAGCGGGTTCGTTTACGACACGCGAAAGCAAGCCTCCGAAACACCCGGCAAGTTCATTGTTACACAGACGCCGGTGTGGTTTAGCCCGCACAAATTTGACCGCTTGGAGGAGTTGCTCGATGAAAACCAGCACGCAAATACCCTTGTTGTTTACCAGTATCAGGAAGAGCTTGCCGAGCTCAAGCGCCGTTTCAACACCACGACTCTTGACGACGACCGAGCCATTGAGCGATGGAATGCTGGACAAGTCAGGTTATTGGCCGTCCATCCAAAGTCAGCCGGCCACGGGCTCAACCTCCAGCACGGCGGGTGTCACATGGTGTTTTTGTCCTTGCCGTGGAGTCTGGAGTTGTACGAACAGACCATTGGTCGTTTGCACCGCTCAGGCCAAGCGCACGCTGTGTGGTGCTACGTGATGCTGACCAACAAAACGGTTGACGAGAAAATTTTTGCCGCCTTGCATGACAAGCGGGCGGTGTCGGATATTGCAATGGAGGAACTTAAATGACCAGACTAGACCTGTGGAAAGCGCAACTCAAAGCGGCGCGATCCATACTGAAAATTCACCGCAAGGACGCCAACGCCGCTGCGCGCACGTTACAGCACACGATTGACTTGATAGCTAAATTGGAGGCAAAAATTGGAAATCACCTGGCGAAAACTAAACGCTGAACTCAAGACCCTGGACGAAGCCAAGGTGCTTGAGATGCTGATGGCCGAGCGCCAATCAGCCAAACGAGTGTCTGTGCTGGAGCGGCTGCACCAGCGTTACACGGCCTTGCGGGCATCCCGCGAGCGTATTGAAATCTTACAGGAGGCAAGACGACCATGAGCAATTGGACACCACCCCCAGGCACCAAGATCACTCGACCTTGGATAACTGCTGACGACCCTCGATACAAATGGACAACCGGCGCTGACGTGCAGGCAACCTGGCGCAAGCAAGGCTGGGTACCGCCCAGCGCGAGCCTGCCCCCACCCCCGCCTGAGAAGGTGGTTGAGCCCTTGCGGCGGGTGAGGTAAGCCATGCCCAGACCTAAGTCTGAAATGACCAGCGTGGCCATCACCGTCAGCGCGCGGCTGATTCCAGCGCATTACGCCGAGTGGAAGCGCTTGGGCGGCATTGTGTGGTTGCGCCAGCAGCTTGCCAAAAGTTTGAAGGAGCAACGCGATGCCCGCCTTTGACACATGGAGTCAAGAGAACTTGGCCAAGTTTGCTGCTGAAGCCTACGCCAAGATGCAAGAGCAAGACGACCGCATCCAGCAGTTGCAAAACGATTTGAAAACCGCCATCAACGCATATCGGGAGTTGATTAAATGAAAGATCCACAGGACTGCACCTACCCACAAGAGGCGCTGTGCTTGCACGACTGCAAGCAAAAGTGCCAGAAGCGCTCAGGCTGGCGCAAGAAACAAATCGACGACGCCGAAGAAGAGGCGTGGAAAGAACTGGAAAAGAAGGCTGTGTACAGCCCTTTTATTATTTCTGAACTTTGGAGGTTAAGCAATGGACAGTGATCAAAAATTTTGGATTGCCTGTTGGGGCATGGTGCTGGCGTTTTTGCTGGCCGTAATCATTGCATGCGCCGTCAACAGCCTTGACCGCCGCGATAAGTGGGAGAAGACTGTGAGCAATGGCGCTGACCCTATGGTGACTACCTGCGCACTGTATGGAGCCGACACCCACGGCGAGACGGCCATCTGCACGATCTTGGCACAGGGGCGCAAATGACACCACAACAAATTGAAGCATTGAAGTTGGCGCTGGAGGCGTTGGAAGATTACAAATATGCAGAGGCTAGAACAATCATCCGAGAAGCATTGGCACAGCCAGAGCAGGAGCCTGTGGCAATGGTCGAATCTGTGGCAACAGTTGTAAGCGAATCAGGAAACAAAGAAATAACAATGTCTTGGTGGCATGAACCCGCATTGCCTGTTGGCACAAAACTCTACACCCTTCCACCACAGCGCAAGCCGCTGACGCAAGACGGAACTATGGAAATTGCAAATCAAACTGCTGGTCAATATTGGATGGACGAGGCTCACATTCAACGATTCCGTGCCGCAGTAGAAGCCGCACACGGCATAAAGGAGAACACATGACACAAGAATTACTAGGCCGTGTCCATCGTGAACTAATTGATGTTCTTAATTCAATCAATCAAGACGAAATCCACCACGATGGTGATGATTTCCACGAACTGTTGAGCGATGTTGAGAAAGCACTGGCACAGCCAGAGCAAGAGCTTGTGGCGTGGGCAACAAGAGAAGATTTCTATCGTGAACTTGACCGTTCGGTAAACCGTATGCGTCAACAGATGGAAATCAAAAAAGTGGTTATGCGTTGTTCCGATTACGACATTGCTCTGCCCGTCATTGATATTCGTGAAGGTCATGTTTTGGTAGGACAGGTCACCACCCCACCACAGCGCAAGCCGCTGACGGATGAGGAGATCGGAAAGATTCTTGAACGTGGGGATATAGCAGAGCGTGATGCTGAAAATGGTCGGTGGCACGTTTTGCCTTATTCATTTGCCCGAGCCATTGAACAAGCACACGGCATAAAGGAGAACACATGAAAGCAAGACAAGTTTTTCACGCACTGATGTCCTCAAAAGGCTATACAGATGCCGACTTAGCCATGACAGGAGACAAGTACTCTAACCCTGCTATGCAAGGCAGATGGAATTACTTTCTAGCGGGTTGGGAAATGAGAGGTGTGATGTGATTGAAATCGTTTTGCTGTTGGCTTTGGGCGCGGGAATTGCTGTTGCAGTTGGGTGGATTTTTATCCAGATACTGCTATATATGCAGGAATAGCGCGGCTTCGTCTTTGCGGCGGCTCTCAAGTCCTTTAAGCACCTTGCCGCCGGCTTTGCAGTACTGCAACAGCGACGCTACTGCCGCGTCTTTTTCCCCGCGAAGAACCTTTTGACGGAAGGTGCTGCGCTGTAGCGTTCCCAAACCAACATTGAAAGCAAAGCTGACGCAAGCATCGAATTGGCCTTGGGTAAGTTTGACGGGAATGAGTTGCTCCACACCGCGCTCAAAGCGCTGGAGATCGCTTCTGAGAATTCCATCTACTTCGTCCTTTGAAAACGTGCGGTTGTCCTCCGGGCGCAAGGCAAACCCATCACGTTGATCAATGGGCAGCTTGCCCTGCTCAGGGTACAAAACATGGCCCACACCCACAGTCCAAAGCCGCGCCGGGCACCGATACGGTTTGTATCGGGTGCCTTCATGGTGCGCAATCATCTTGATTGCATCAGCGCTGACGTTCATTTTTTGAACGCTTGCCCGCCAAACCAGAAGCTGACGATGCAAGCCCAAATGATCTGGGTTTCATCGTCCCACAGATTGTCCAGCGCCACGACAAAATCCACGCCCGTGTGCCAAGCGTAGTAAAAGCCAAAGACCTCCACAAACATGAACATAATGAACATGCCGTAGGTGATCACAGAGCGGGTTGCTGCGCGCATGTTGATCACCCAGGTGCTGGCCCCTTGGCCCAGCGCTACATCGTGCGCATACAGGGCTTGGCGCTCTTGCATGGCCGTCTGGTTGTTGGTGACCTCGGCGTTAATCTGAATCTGTTCGGTCTGGATGTGCTCAATGCGCTCCTGCGCCTCCAAGCCAGCCTTTTTGAGGGCCAGTTCACGCTCGGTCTGCATGGTGGCAAGGGCGAGCTCGTGCTTTTTGTCGGCGCGGTCTTGGAAGAACTCAAGGATTTTTGGCAGGCCGCCCATCAGGAAGCTGATGAGGGATGAGAACAGGGTTAGCATTTTTTCGTTCCTCTTCAATTTGCTTGCGCAGTTTTTCGGTCTTTTCCATTTGAGCCTTGGCCTCGCGCTTGACGACCATGGTGTCTACCATCATCATACCGACCAGCGGCAGTATTAACACGAACACAAACGCGAACAAGACTAGAACAAAGAGATACCCCGACGATGAAGGCTTATCAACCACATTAGGCAGATCAGGTAAGCGGCCACGAAAGCCACCACCACCGTTTCCAGCGTTCTGTCCAAAATCTTGTTTTTTAACTTTTGTCGCTGCCATGCCTTTACCCGCTTCTCATGCAGTTCCCGTGCGTTTGCCTCGGCTTTTTGATCCAGCAGGCGCTGGTATTCTTCCACAATGTCGTGCCAGAGATCGGGCATGCCCAACTCCCAGCGCACCATTCTCTCAAGATCAGCGTAGAACTGCTTGGTCTGGCGCAGATACATTACATTGTCGATGGCTTGTGTGGCTAGATCATCCTTAATCCCTTTGCGCTGATTCTCCTCGCGCTGGGCCTCGGCCTTCTCATGGCTGGCCTCCAATTCGGCGTGGCCTTTGAAGAAGCTCGATAGCGCCCCGCCGACCTCGCTGGTGATCTTGGACAGGTCGTTGCCTGTCTTCTTCAAGTCTTGGTAGACGCTGATGCAGCCCTTTATACCTTCGTAGGCGCCTTTGCACAGGGCAAAAGCCGTGATGGGATCCACCTCACTTGTCAGCCTTGTTGTCGAGCTTGTCGAAAATCTTGCCCAGCAAGTCGCGCATCTCGCGGATGTCGGCTTTGTAGTCGTCACGGCTCACGTAGTCATGGGGCATGTTGCGCACGTCGTTGTCAAGCCGGTCGATGGCGATGTAGATGCGGTTAAGCGTCCACCCGCCGAAGAACCCGGCGATGGCCACGGCGATGTTGAAGAGTACTTGGTAGTCCATTATTGTGCTAATGCGTTACGGTTTTCTTGGGTTGGGGCCAAGGAATTAGCTGGTGCTTGAGGCACCGTTGCCGCGCGGGCAGCAGCAGCCCCAGCTTTGCCATATCTGGCAGGGTCAGTCAAAATACGCAGCACGCCAGCACGCTCTGACGCGGGCAACGTATTGAGCATTTCCAGTGCAGTCTTGCCCGATAACATGCCTTCTTGTAGTTTAATTGCTACTTTTTTGTTCAGTCGTTTTTCAAGTTCATCAAAGGTGACGTTACCAATAGTTACGTCGCGTCTGAGCAAACTGGGCAAGCGCGGGAACGACCGCCCAATGTCTTCAACGACAGAGGTGAGTTTTTCTGCGCCCGCCGTAGCGGCTTCACCCATTTGTTTTGTGCGTTCAACGCCAACGGCAAGTTTTTCTAGCGTGGGCATCTTACTGCCCATCTCTTTAAAAATGTCATAGCTGCCGGGGCCAAAAATGGCCTCCACGGCGTCTGGATTGTTACCCCGTACCAAGCGAACATATTCTTGTGGGGAATCTTTAAACAGCTTGGCCGCTTGCGCTGCCATAGCCTTTTGGTCAATCGCCTGCATTCCCTGCGCGTACGTCTTGAGGTAGTCGCGCCAGCCAGTGCCGCCTGCCTTTTCAATCGCGTCGTCAATCAACGGGCGAACTTCTTGGAGCACGCTGCGCGTTACTTTGGCGCTGATCTTTGGATCAGTCTGGCCAAGAATTTGCATGATGCGCTCGTTGATGCCTTCTTTGCGCAACGTGTACAAATCGTGCGCGTCAATGACACCACCGCCTTTGGCTGTTAAATTGGCAATGTCGTCTTTAACTGCCGACAACACTTTGGTCATATTAGAGCTGGCGCGAAGTCCTGGCGTAGCAAGTTTGGCGTCGATGGCCGCAGTGATACTGTTGGCGTCAAGGGGGCGCAAACCGTAGTCTTCCAAGCTGCCAATCTGGCGCTCCAAAAAGCCGGCTTCGGCGCGGCGCTGTTTGGCAATGTCAGCAAAAATGTCGGACGTTTGTTGCCATTCTTGTGAGCGCGTGCCAGCGGTCAAAAAGCCTGGCTTGCCTTTAGCAGCAGTCACCGCTTGTTGTGCAGCCTCAGTTGCCGGCGAAATGACGGCCTGACCGGGTAATGGTGGGCCAACAGGAATGCCGCCGCGCAGCGCGTTAACCATGCCGGCTTGACGTTGTTGCATCTGTGGCGCCAACTGGTTAATTGTTTGCGCTGCTTGATTGGCTGCGCCCAACTCAACATTACGCATGTCTTGCGTCAGTTGATTCAATCGTTTAATTGACGCCTCGTACGCTGACCGTGCTTCAGTTTCGTTGCCGCCCTCAGCCATGCGTTGCAACAACGCAAGGTCATCCGATGCTTGTTGCTTGAGCTTTAACGATATGTCGTCTGTTTTGCTTGCAAATGCGCCCAAGGCTTGAAACGCATTTTTCTGTACGCCAGCCGCAGCCTGTGCGGCAGTCAAATCTTCTGGCGCTGCGGCAAGAGCGGCGCGAATAGCGCCAATGCGATCCCCCGCCACTTCACGCGAAATTTTGCCCGCTTTGACTGCGGCAAGTTGGCCAGTAAAAGCGTCTTTAAGAAACCCTGCACCTTTTGCAAGCGCCCCCACAACTGGCGGGGCGACAACGGCCAACGCCGCGCCAGTAGCTGCGCCGGCTTCAGCCTCGGCAGGGTTGATCAACGCAGCCGTAGTGCCGCCCGTAATAGCTCCACCCGCAGTTCGGATACCTAAATCAGCTGCCCGCGTTGTAAGAGGTACGCCTTTTTGTACGGCTTGGCCAGTTGAAAAGCCGCCTGTTTGAACGGCTTGGGCTAACCGCCCTGCGCCCGCAGCCCGCAAAGGCGCAGCGATTGCGCCGCCAACAGGCGCTGTCGCCGCTATTTCAGCAGCCAATTCACCTGCGCCGGTAGAGGTTGGGTATTCTTGCTTGAATGGTGCAACACGCGCTTGCGCTTCAGCTTGGCGACGCATTGCATCCTCAACCAACGCGCGGCCTGTGTCCGTAGCGCCCAGCTTTTCCAACCCCATACCCAACAATCGTTGGCCACCAAACATGACATTGCCACCGCCGCTGATGACGCCTTCTGCGGCTGCTTGGATTGGCGCGCCTATTTGTTCCATTACCCCTAAGACACCAGTCAATTTAGGTTGTGGAGGCGTGCGGGGGCCGGGCATGCCGGCGCCGCTTGGCGCAGCAGGCGCTAACCCAACTTTGGCGTCAAAAGTTGCACGGGGAATATCAGAATAAAATTTTTTGTATAGCGCATCAGCCAAAACCGCATCAGGCATATCTGCATATTGCGGGTATTGCGCGCGAATTTCAGCTATTGTGGCCATTATCTAATTCCTAAAGGATCGGCAGCACCGCCGCCAGCCGCAGGCGCAGGCCCCCCACGCTTTTGCAAGCCTCCACCCTTGACATACGCATCTTCAATGTCGCCAATAATGCGCATGGCTGCTTCAACAGATTGACCAGGGTCGGAAATTGACCTCAACATGGTTTGCAATTCCATGTTCGAGTCTAAAGATTTTGATGACATGCCGGTGGCGTTCTTAATGGAAGCAACTAAGCGTTGGCGAGCGCTATTGATAACGTCGCGTTCGACTTGTTCTTTTGTACCGCCAGCACGACCCAAGGCTTGTCCAGCACCTGTTGCTTGCGCGGCAGACATGAGGTTAGAAATAGTTCCTCGTTCTGTACTTGGAATGGCGCGAAGTCGATTAAGTTCTGTAAAGGCCGAACGCAAATTGTCCAAGTCATCTTGCAATTGCGTCTTGCCCGCTTCAACTTTGTTTTCGCGCAACGCAGCGGATGGTTCTTTGCCCGACACACCAATGACGCCCGGCGAACCCGCGCCGCCGCCTTGGTAACGCCGCGCGTCAATGGTGATCATCTTGTTGGGGTCAGATGGATCAACAATCTGTGTAATTGTGGGAGCAACGGGTTGCGCGGGGGTGCGGCCAGCTTCAGCAAGTTTTCTCTTATAGTCAAACAATGACCCCGTAAAACCTTGCGCCTGAGCATATTCGTATTGTTTAACCAACGGGTCTTTAGACTCCACCGATGGCATTACAACTTGGCGAGTGCGAGGATCAACCAAGCCCACACCAGGCACGTTGTGGTACACCGGTTCCCTGGACGCCAGCGCAATATCGGCGTCCATGGCGCGGGCGGCGGCAATTGCTTGGGGCGTACCCATGGCCAAAAGAGCGTCACGTTTAGCCCGCAAATTACTTACGTCTGGCACAGCCAAAGCATTTGCAACTGGGGCCGGCGCGGCGGGTGCAGGGGCAAGTCGATTGACAGGCTCAGGCGCCATGCCAAACGTGCCCGAGCCTAGCGCGCCCGCTTGCATGGGAGCAGTTAACGCGTTGGCAACTGGCGCGGCAGGAGCCGGTGTTCTACCCATGCCCATGATCTGGGCAAACTGCGCTCTTTCATCCAATTTCTGACGCAAGCCAACACCAAACTCAACAAACTTAGGGTTGCCCGATTTGAGATAAGCGTCAGCAATCTGGTTCAGATCAGCCGGGCCACCATGCTCTACCGCCTTGGCTTGAATTTGTTGGAGCGTTGCTTCATCGCGACGCATCTGATCAAGTTGCATTTGGCTAACTTGATTTTGCGTTTGCAGGTTTTGAAGTTGCGCAACTTGGGCGTATTGCGCCACCGGGTTGGGCACTTCAATGCCTTTAACGCCAAGTGCGATGGATGGATCAAGTGCCATGATTTGCCTCAATCAAAATTAGTTATTTGGGCGTTGTACGCATTTGGAGCCATGCTGCCTGGGCCATACACATTGCCCGCGCCATATTGGCCCATTAAATTTCTTTGGTTTAACGCGTTGATCAAGTTGTTACCTTGGTTGTAGTTCAGATAGGTACTCAAACCGCCGGTCAAAGCATTGGCTGCACCAACTTGCCCCGCCGCGCTTGCAGCCGCGCCCGATGTCATCAAGTTGCCAGCGTTAGCGGCAGCGTTTTGCCCAGCAGCGCCAATTTGACCTGTGGCCGTCTGACCAATGCCCGCCAAGGCAGCCAGACGGTTATAACCCGTGGCCTCACGCGCCACTTCGGCGTTATAGCCCGTCAGCGCCCGGTTGTAAGCGTTTTGATACTCTTGGCTACCCAAGTCTTGACCAAACCGTTGTGCGGCCTTTAGCGCCCCGCCAGAGATCAAACCACCCCTTGCGGCAGCGCTTCGATCCAACGCTTTTTGGCCTTCCGACAATCGGAACGCATAGCCAGGGTCTTGACCCAAGTTGACTTGGCCAGTAAACGCGCCAGGCATCATGTTGCGCTGTGCTTCAAGCTGGGGCAGCGCACGAATGCCAGCTTGACGGAAAGGCTCTTGTAACAAAGCCTGTTCTCTAAACTGTTGAAGCTGCAATTCTGCTGCGCGTGTCGCAGCGTCTGCTTGCGCGCTACCTGCGCCCCGCGCTGCGCCAGCCCCAAGCAAAGAACTACCAAGTATGGCCGCAGGCATCATCCAACTGCTGGCTCCCGCAGCCCCAGCCCCAGCCCCAGCCCCAGCCCCAGCAGCCCCAGCACCGCCGTAAGCACCATACAAAGCGTTGCCACCGTAAAGCAACGCCGCCGCCGTAGCCGCATCACGCCCGCCAGTGTTCCAAAAGTCCCCAATTGCGCCAGCAGGATTGGATACGACATTGCTAACTGTATTGGATATGGTTTGCCCTGGGTTTGTTACTAAGTCTTGAAAAAATCCCATGCTGCTCTCCTTAAGTTACTTCACGGCCACTGACGCGCATGTTGATGGATGAGGCAGTGCCTGCAATGGTGCTGATGAAGTCACCCACGCCCAGCACCTGGCCCACCAACTCGGGGAAAGTATAAACCTCTGCGGGCTGGAGCGTTTTGGTCTTGGTGATCAAGTTGGCGTTGCCGGCAGCCCCCGCCACGGTGACCAAGTTAACGCTGATGGTCGCCGCTGCCGTGTTGTAATTGGTTGCGGTGAACTTGTCGATGATGGCCGTGACACCGGTGGCGGTGTATTGGGTTGTTTGCGTGGCCTCGACGGTTTTGGCCGGGACGAGGACTTTGACGGTGACTGTCATGTGTTACTCCAAAAGTAGGATGTTGTTCGGGACGTATTGTGTCATCAGCCAGTTTGTGCCATCAGACACAAGTGTCGCAGAATCCCCCGAACTTGCCAAGAGAATCGACGTGCCCGCCGCGCCCCCAGCCAGCGGCACAACATTACTGGACGCTGACACAAGTGCTTGAGCCTGGTAATTTTGAAAATACAGAATGCGCCCGGTATTGCTAGACGCAGTTGGCAACGTGGTTGTACAGGTAGAACCAGATTTATTGTTGATCAGCCATGTTTCGTTTGCCGCCACACTAAAATTGGCCGTTTTGGTTACTGGCGCGCCGCCGGCGCCAGCAATTACCGACGCGGGCGTAACATTTTTCCAGTATTGCAGCGTTGAGTCGTACTGAATCAGGTCGTTGTTCGCTACCCCGCTGAACTGCACGTTGCTGTCGGTGCCGCCCAGCACTGAGCCTGGCACGATGCGGATGTTGATCGAGCCAGACCCGCCGCTGCCGGCGTTGATGACTTCACCAAGATAGGTTTTTTGGTTTGGGGCCGAAGGCTTGGTCTTGGTAAAACTGCCGACATACGCCGGGTTGTAGTACAGCGGGTCGCCGTCGGCCCAAGTCTCGCCAACACTGCTGCCGGTGGTGTTGAACCCGCGCAGATCGCCACTGACTTGGATCAAACCAAAACCGTTGAGCGCAATTGACTCAGCGGCCACGCCAACAATCTGATTGGGGTCAACCAGCGCCAGCGGCGTGGGGGCGGCGGTAATGACGCCAGACCCGCCCACAGCGCCCGTGTGATAGCACACTTGACCTTTGGTGATTGCGCTGCTGGCTTTGACATAGACGTACTCGGCCTCGCCAATGCGGATCAATACGTTGGCCGTGGCTTGCAGGCCCATCGTTGTGCCGCCGTCCCACGCCATGGTGCCAACTGCCGTAGGCACGGGAGATGGCGCGTTGTTAAACGTCAACCAAGGCACATTGTCTTGCTCCAGCGGGGCCATGCTGCCGAGCTCTGGCTGGCGCTGGGTTTGCACCTCTTGACGCAATGTGTCAATCTGCGCTTGCAGCTCGCCTACTTCGGCTGACGGCTGAATGTTGCTCTCATGCCTGATCTTGATAATGTCTTCGGAATAGTCAACCGCCGGCGGCAAAGTTTGCAACTCTTGATTAACCGAGCGCAAAAGCTCGTCGTAAGACGCGATCAATGACTCGGGGCTGGGGCCAACATCAGGATTGTCAACAACCGCCGCTGCCGCGTTGTTGAGCGACAGAAAGAACAAATACCATGCCCGGTCAATCAACCCGGTGCGCGGGTCAATTAACGGCACCCTGGGGGGTGTAATGGGCGTTGGATTTGCGTTGGGGCTAGGCATTGGTCGGGCTCAAGATCAACTCAGCCCCCATGATCGCGGTCTTTACCGGATCGGTCATGGACAACTCATAGACACGATCCCGCAGCTTAAGCGTCATGCCCAACCGGCGAAAGAAAGCTCGCTGGTAATACGCGCCGATCTTTCCAACCGGCGCCCAATGCTCGTTTGACCATGTATGGCCGCCGTCGTCGCTCCAGCGTAGCATGACCAATGGATCGCTACCTTGGCCCAAATTCAAGCCAACGCCGGTTTCCAGGTCGATTTGAAGGCTGTGATGGGCCGTGCGCTTCAAGTTGTTCTGACCCGTGGGCAACGCCCGCCAGGTGCGCAGCCATTTCTGAATCTGGCCATTGTCGGCATACACGTCTTGGTCAAAGGCGTAGATGTTGCCGTTTTCAAAGTCGCCCACAACAATTTCGTTGTTGAACGCCATCTGGCAATTGCTGCGGTGCCGGGTAAAGTCGCCGTCAACAAACCCGGCACGCTCGTGCCAGGCTTGGGTGGCGGCGTCATACACCCAAGTGGTGTTGGCTGACGGAAAGATCAGCACGTAAAAGCTGTGACCATCCTGTTGATAAGTGTACGCAACGGCGTCCGACATGTTGCCGTACTGCTGGATGTGCCACTCAACCGCATGGGTCGAGATGCGCTGGCCTTGGTAGCCATTGGCCCGGTAGACAATGCCTTGGCCCCGGCGATCCCGGCCCAGCCAAAACAAACCATTGTCCATTTTGGCCACCGAAAACGGTGCGGCCAAGCCCAGCTCGTTGAACGCGCCTTGGATGCGTTGCAGGGGGAAGTCTGTGGCGCCTGAGTCGTACCAAACCTCAATCGAATTGGTGCCAAAGGCCCAAACCTCACGGAAGTTGGACGCCACGGCCAGCAAACCATCGGGCGAGCCTTCTGTGCTGACGAACTCAAGCGGGTCAATTGACGTGCCATCCAAAAGGGCTGTGACCCACATCTTTTGGCTGTTGGGCTCGTTGAACACAAAGTAGCCGTCCAGATAGCAAACTGTTACCGCGCCAGGAAAGTCCGGGTCGGTGATCTGGCCAAAAGCGTTGGTGTTGGCGTTGTAGATGTAGCCGGGGCCGTTGGCCGCAATGAACAATTGCGTGCCGTTGTCGGCCATGCTGACCGGCCCAGTGCCTGCTACGGTGCCAATCAGCGTGGGCACGTAAGCATTGTTGATCTTGTAAAGCTGGGTGCCCGACACCACAAAACCCACGCCGTCGTCCGATGAGAACGCCCATAGGCCGCGAACTGGGCCGGTGCCCATTGTTGACAAAAGAACCAAGCCTGGGCAACGTTGCAAAAACGCAGGTTCTTTACCGCCTTCGGGGATAATCTCTGGAAACAGATTGACCATGCGGGCATCCGCAGCATTGACGCTGCGGGCCACATAGGTCGAGCCAAGGATAGGCGTTTTCATCAATAATTGCCGGCATAGATGTTAAAGCGCTGGCGAGTGGCCACGATGGCATACGGCATGGACATGATGTCATCGGGGTTGTTGATGCGCTTCAGATCGCGCTTGCTGGTCATGGCAATGCGCTGCACTTGGGGGCTGGGCTCAACGCCAAACTCAGGCGCAAACTCCATGGCCAGGTTGTACGTAAAAGCACGTAGATACCCAGGCGGGTAGTACATGATGGTGCCCAGATCAGCGGGCTTGTTCAGCTCTTCAACGCTGATGAAATGCCACTCCAGCAGCCGGGTGGGCCGGGGGTAGATGAACATCTCAATGTCTGGAAACGTCATGTTCACGAAGATCACCTGCGGATACGTGGAGGTCACGGTCTTGACCGCGATGCCGTCGTATTGCTGCTGATTGATAAACTTGATGCCAAACGACACATTGGTGCCGGGGTCGCGATAGTAGGTAGCGTCGTCCAGCAAAACTGGGCGGTTGCCTACGAAGTCGCCGGTTGGGCCCATGGTGCGGGAAATTTCGCCCACTGGCCAGTTGAAAACTTGATCTTGGGTACTGAAGACGGACAAGCGTTCAGTATTCCAAGAGTCGATCATTTGGTTGAGCGCCATCAGCGCATCTTGTGAAACCGATGCAGAGGGGGTTTCGCCCTCGGCCAACACGCCAAGCAATCTCAACGATCTGTTGATTTGATCAGCAGTAGAGTAGGTGGCCATCTTTACGCTCCTTGTTCGACCGCCTCAACAGTAGGACGGCCACGTCTACGTTTTACTTCCTGTGGAGCCGCCTCTTCATCGACAGGCGTGTCAAGAGTATAGCGTGTCCAGCCATTTTGTTCATCTGCTAATGCTTCAAGTTCCATGGTTGCAACCTTGGCACCGTGAACTGGATGGGTCATGTAAATAACGGACATAAAAAGAAGGGGGTGATTAGCCCCCTGGTTGGTTTAGGCAGTGATACCGATGTTTTTCAACGCAACGCGAATTGCATTGATTGCAGTCGCCAATTCAGTACCGGTAGCGGTATTGGTGACGGCTGCGATAGCAGCAGCTTGGACAACGGGCGTAGTGCCATAAAAGCCAGCAGTGCCGCCAGCCGCGCCAATGATCGCGCCATCGAGCTGTGGGTCGCTGTAAGCAACGCCAACTGGTTTGGTATTTGTAGGCATGATGTTTCCTTAAAAACGGGGGCCGAAGCCCCCATTAGGTTTACTTCAAAAACGCCGAGTAGGCTGCGTCGCCGGTCTTCACGAAACGGTACGTGTACGCACCAAAACGGGGGACGGTAACAGAGCCATAGATCGTGATACCGGTGCCCGTGGTGACGGGAACGGTAGACGATGCGCCGGTGTTGTTGTTGTTGCAAATGGTCAACTCGAAAGCCGAGCCAACTTTTGCGCTAGGAATAGCTGCATCGAGCAACGCTGCGGTGGGCAACGTAACGGTCAATGTAGCGTCCGAGGCTTTTTGGCAAACAACCAAACCAACTGCCACTTGAGCGGCGGTCAACGTGGTGTCGCCGGTCAAAGTTGCAGGAATGGTTTGTACGGTGAGTTGAGCTTCTGTCAGGTTACCGTCACCAACTTGGTAACCGCCTGCGCCATTAGGTAATGCCATGATAAATTTCCTTCAAAAAGATGTTACGAATCAACCCCACAGACGGCAAGCCATCTGAGGACGAATGGTGCTGTAGCCATACAACACGTCGATACGGCAAGGCATACGATCGTTGTTGATGTCGTACTGGCGAACCACACGCAAGCTGATGCCATTGTGAACGGCGCGAGCAGCCATGTCTACACCTTGGGGCAACAACAAGTCAGCGGTAGCAAACGTGATGGCGTCCTTGTGGTAGATCAAGTTTTGCGGATACTGCGTGCTGGCGGTGCCGGTGAACACAACTGCTTTGCTGTTGGCAGGCAGAGTGAGCATGGTCGCCAGAGCGTGGTTGGCCGAGTACATCGGGGCCACGGTCACAGTAGCGGTGGTGGTGGTGGTCGAAGACGCCAAAGCCACAAACTGGAACAGCGAACCAGTGGACTCACGGGTTTGCGGGTTCACAGCGTAGCAGTCAGCAATAGTGAACACGTCGCCAACGGCGATGGTTTCACCAGAACCAACAGTCAACGTCAGCGTAGACGAGCCTTCAGAGGTCACAGCAGCGCCGGTGGTAGCGCCAGTAGCAGCGCGGGTGCCGGTGGTGTGCTGTTTGATCGACTGAGACATGTTGACTTCATCAAAG